TGGTCTATGTATCCGTTAACGCGACCTGCCGCGTCAGGGATAACTTTCGATTCGCCGCAGTCAATGTCCAGAAAGAACGCTTGCATCTCGCCGCAGTTGAGTGCGGTGCGATCTTCGTCTGTTTTGAACTTACCCAGTGCAAAGAAAGCATCGCAGCTCCTTGCAACCAAAGACTCTGCGTGTTCTTGTACTTCGTCCAGAGTCTTGAAAAAAAGTTGGGACTTTGATTTGCCCAACCCGAGAACGCAGTACCAACCATCTGTCTGGGGTACTACGCTTCGCAATAGTGAGATGTCCGCCATAACCATCCAATAGCACGTCAATAAAATGGGGGGTGACGGGGGCTGACGGATACCCCGTTCGCTCCGTCGAGCTAGTCACCCCCAAACCGTTACAAAACAGAGAACAGCTGGCTGATCTTTGCGGCCTGTGTTGGGCTTGGCTCGTGCTTGCCAAGGAACCAGTTGTAGACCGACTGCCGACTGACGCCCAACTTCTCTACGACCTCGATCACAGAGATGTTGGAGTCAATACAGTGCCGCCCAAACCGTACGCCGAACCTCTTTTTAGAGGCTTTGCGGTTCCCGTGCAGCAGCCGTAGTGAATATCCGACCATTAGTCGTCACCCCATTCATCAACCAGAGTGCCCAGACCAGAGTCCTTCTTAGGCGCTGGCTCTGGCGCAGCCTTGGCCTTGGCGGCAGGTGCAGGTGCATCAGCAGGCTCAGCAGCTTTAATCTTCGCGGCGGCAGAACCAGCAGGCGCTACGAGCCGTGGCATTGCAGGCACAGCCACTGCGGCGGTGTCACGCTTCTTGAAGTTGAGTTTGCCTGCTGCGACTGCGGCAGGTGCTGCACCCTGCTCAACGATGGTGTCGTAAGTGTCAGAGTCAAGGAACTCCACGTTGCTGAAGAACAGCTTGGGCACATCTGCGTCGGAGTCCAGCGTCAGGCGTGTGGTCAGCATGTTCAGGTTGAACCCAGAGCTACCGACAAAGCGGGCGTATTGCAGGAAAGGCATGTGCTCCATGTCGCCAGAGCCGAACAAAGACATCGCCGGGATTACCAGCTGGAAGATATCGCCGGATGGGTTGTTGGCCAACACGACAGCAACGCGCTGAGAGAACCTGCACTTGGTCTTGTTACCGCCCGCCGAGCCCTTGACAGCGTTCGGGCATTCTTTGCAACCGCTGTGCTGTGGGTTTTCTACTTCAGCGTCAGGGCGCTCACCATCGCTGGACCAGCAATCAGGCGGCGCGGTTTCGTCTGCGCTGTATGTACCAGCATGGAAAGTTTTCTGCACGGTGGTAGAGCCATTCACAATCACCACATCAAGATGCGGGTCAGTGTTCTTGGCAATCTCCTTGCCGCCGTCAACCAGCCGGAAGACTTTGCCTCGCAGGGAGATGCGCTTGGTGCTGCTGCCAGACGCAGTGAATGCTTGGGTGAAGTTATCGAGCTTCACGTTCTGCAAGTGGGAGGGCATGTTGCCCTTAAAAGTTTGAATATTCGCCATCGTCATTCTCCTTGGTTTTTGCGGCGTACCGTCACCGCATATTTGCTATCAACATTCATCCCGGCAGGGTACTCGTCGGGGTGTTCTTCTAAAAAGTCTTTCATGTTTCCGTTGTGGACGCGCTTCTCAAGCAAACCGTAAGCATCGTGCTTCTTGATAAGCTCATAGACTGCGGGCCAGTTGGATGGCATGTAGCGTTTGCGAACAGTGCGAATGATCACCGCTGAATTGGTGCTCATGCTGTTGCTGTTTGAGGCGTTAAGTGTGTCGAGCAGTTGTGTCTCGACCTCTGCCATAGCTTCCTCAAGCTCTCCGTCTTCAGCGGTAAACCGCTCTTTAAGAAGCTCGCGCTTTTGGCGAAGGCGTAAATACTGCTGGGACAGTTCGTCCATATCGTTCATCGCATCTCCTTGGTTGAGAGGGTTCTTATTGTAGTGGTATTTTAGACTTTGTCAAGTCTCTACCAACTCTTTTTTGTAGAGATCAATCAACTTTTCGTGGTTGTTGATGTTGCCTTGCAGCATACTGTATAGACGGTTCTCGACTGGACTGCCTTGGATATGCACAATCGTCATCGGGTTGCGTTGACCGGGCCGGTCAATACGAGCGTTGGCTTGCAAGTACGTCTCTGTGGACGTAACAGGAGAGTACCAGATGATCACGTTCGCGGCTGTTAGGGTAACCCCGTGGGCCGCAGCAGATGGCTGCACTACAAGCACTCGCGGGTTCGGCTGCTCTTGGAACCGCTTGAAAATCTCCGTGCGATTACGCACAGACACGTCCCCGTGAATGACCTCGTTCGTGATGCCCGCCTTGGTCAGATGATTATGCAGCATCTCAATCGTATGACGGAACGGCACAAACACGATCACCTTGTGGCTGGCTTCGTCAATGACTTCCTCCACCACCTTCAGCCGTGACGACACATCAAAGTGAACCACGGTGCCGGTGTCAGCGTACACTGCGCCACCAGAAATCTGGAGCAGCTTGCTCATCTTGGCCGCTGCGTTCACTGCGCTGACCTCCTCTCCGTTGCTCTCCAGCAGCAGTTGGTCCTTGAGCTCCTTGTAATACTTGCGCTGATCAGCCGACAAGGGGGCCATGCGTGTGACGTGCGTTACAGCTGGCAAGTCCAAGCACTCGGCCTTGGTGAACCGAATCGCTGGCTGCAACATCTCAAACACAATCTTCTCGGCTTCGGGACGCGGCTCCCAACGATACATGCCAAACTGCTGCATGACAGACTCACGGTAGTCCCCGTAGAAACGCGGTGCCCGCGACGGTACGCACAGCTTGCCAAGCCCGTAGGCGTCGAGCGGCGATTGAGCGGCGGGTGTGCCAGTCAGCAGCCACAGCCACGAGTCTTCACGCACGAGCTTACGCATCAACTTCCAGCGCTGTGTCTGCACGTTCTTGTAGGCGTTGGCCTCGTCTATCACCACAAGGTCGAACATGTTCTTGTCAAGCATGGACGCCGCGATAGCCGGGATGCCGTCATAGTTGATGACCACAAACTCTGCCGCGCTGCGAGCGATCTTGTTACGCTTGTCAGCGGAACCGTACGCTACGTCTACGGTGCGATGCACTGCGAACTTGAACAAGTCCTGCTGCCATGCCGACTGCATGATTGACAACGGGCACACAATCAGAACGCGCTTGATAGCGCCGATGTTCATCAGGTAGTCTGCCGCCCAAATAACCGACGCGGTCTTGCCCGTACCCTGTTCGTTGAAACAGAACGCCCGCTTACGCAGTGAAAGAAAAGAGGCCGTTTCTTTCTGGTGATCGAACGGGGTAAGCGCCATAGGTCGCGGCCACTTGTAGTCGCGGATGATAGGTGACGGGACGTTCTTGACATTGAGCTTGCTCAGCGTCAGGGCTTCCTTAAAACCCCAGTTCACAGACACCTCGTACCGGCCATCCCCGTAGTTGTTGACTATCTTGCTCTCAGGGATGGTCTCGGTGATACGGGCGGGGAACTTGGTCTTGATGACCAGCGTACGACCTGCTAGGACTTGCATTACTTCATCGACCCATCTGAGTTGCGTTTAAACGAACGGTTTTTAGACGGTGACTCAAGCCGCACTCCGTCAGCATTGCTGCCGCCCTTGCTGAGAGCTTTAACGTGTGCGACATCCTTGCCCGCCCGGTCTACACCCTTGGCGTCCAGCTTGCGCCGCGCCTTCTGGCGCTCCAGCTTGTTGGGGATGTCCCCACGGTCAAGCTGCTGCTGGTACTCTTTTTTGTAGGGGCGGGGTTTATTTACGTATGCCATTTTTCTGCTCCTTCATGAGTAGGATTACATTGGTGAGGATGCGGGCCTCCGCTACCAGCGCAACAGCCTTGACTAAGGCGGCGTCATAGTCGTTTTCCAACAGGTCATTGTGCATGTGTTGAAGACATTTTTCAACCCGCATCATAGGCAGTGCGTAGTCATCGATGTCAATTTTTTCGGTGGTCATAGGTTATCCTTTTGCTTTACTGTAAACGGTGAACTGTTTGGGCTTCAGTGCGATCAGGGCTTCTGTCTTGTTGGTAAACGCCAGAGTTCCATAGAGTGGGTCTCGTTCACGCACCCGCTCGACTGTCTTGGTTGACATTGTGCTGCGCTCGTAGCTAGCATCGTACGGTGATGGCTTCTCGCCCCTGCGTGTGGCCTCTTCTACAACAAAGCGCCGCCATTCAAATGCGTTGGCGGGTGATTTAGGTTTAAGGTCTTTCAAAACAAAACATCCTTTGATGGGGTCATAACGGGATAGGGCTGCTGTCATTTGTTTCCTTGGTTTTAAATGGGCGTCCGCGCTTCTTTGGTGGCGCGACTCGCTCCTCGGTTGTAAATGTGTGATCGTTAGCGCATCTCCTTCTACGCTCTACGAAACCACCCATGCTTTTTGTCTGCTCGACTGTCGTCCACTCGTTACAGGTTGGGCACTTCAAGTGTTCTTCTCCTTGGTTCAGGGTCACGCCAGATGTCAGGTGTTGCCCATGCAAATAGGGCCATCCACATAGTTGCGGATTTGTTCCCAGAGAGGTTGTAGTGAAGTTCGGCAAAGTCAAGCTGGTTCTCGCGCTCTTGCAGCCACCATTCATGTGCGGTTGTAGGTCTAGTCATGTCTTTCCACTTCTCGCAGTTGTTTACGCTTTTAAGCCCCATCGCGTTGGCTACGGCTCGGTCAAGCGCGGCGGTCATGTGTTCTCCCTTGGTGGTGTGCATGTGTGAATTGTGGTCAGGTCAGCAGTGCGCTTGCCGCACCTTGGGCAGAAGTTGCGCTCCTCTGGCTGTGCCAAGGCTTCTTTGATGGCGGTGATGGCTTTTCCACATTTGACGATGTAAGGCTGGTTATCGCTTAGTGTTGATTCCAGCGCCTCCAGCGCCAGCTTCAGTGCTTCGTCTTTGGTCATGCTCGTCCTCCTTTGCCTCATCAATCAGTTGCTGTTTAACAAACTCCAAGCAGCCAACCACGGTTGCTGAGTACAGGGTGTCATCGTATTTGTGGATTGTGTTGAGCAAGTCCTCCACAAAGCTGTCTATGAGTTTCTTTTGGTCAGTCATGCTTGTCCCCTTGCTCGGATGGCGTCTGCAATAATTAATTCATCACCTACAAAATCAAATTTGTCCTCGACCATCCTCGCACACGCCTCACGCTCTTCTGCTGCGACAAGGGCGGCAAAGCGTTCAAGCTGCTCCTCATTGTCAAACAACCACGCATCACCTTTAGGTAGTTCTGCAAAGTAGCCACCCGCATCACGCGCCATCTCATCGATTGTTTTCATGCGTCCACCCACTTCTGTTCAATGCTGCACCACACCACACGGTTGCCTTCAGCAATACAGTGTGTGCCCACGACATCGTCAAGCTGCCCACCAAGACGGTAGTAGCTGTCAGCTTTAATCCCAATAAGATACTCACCATCATCAAGCTGCACAGTGACCTTGCGTACCCCGTCTTTGCGGGTAAAGTCTTTAATGACTTTCATGCGTCCTCCCACTTCCAGCCCAGCACCAGACGCACACCCATGCGGTGAATCCAGAGGGGTTTCTTAGTTAGGATGAAGATAATTTCACCCATGCGGTAGCCGCCAACAGATGTAAGGCGCGAAGCCCCCAAGAACATCTTGGGAGACGGGGCGGTAGAGGGGGAATCTCCTATGTCGTGCGGGTTCATTTGTCCTCCTTCAAGATAAGGTGCTCCAGTATCGCCATTGCCGTGACCAAATCGTTATCAATAAAATCTGGCAGCGGGTTCTTCGTGCTGAAGGCCCATGACTCAAGGGCCGACAACAGTTTAAGAATGCGTAGCGCATCTAACTTGGTCATATCACCTCCTCATAAGTCAACGCAAAGATGTCAGGCTTGCATGGGTAGTGCTCACCCTTCACGCCAGTGATGATGTAGTCGCCGGGGCTGACTTGCATCACACCCTCAAGAGTGCCAATAAGACCTATGTCGGTTACAGCAGGGTGATCTCCATGTTTAAACCACTGCGTAGCCTCAATGACTACAGGTTTTTTGCGGTATTTCATATCAGTAAGCTCCAAATCCAAAGGCCAGTAAAAAAGATCAGCAGAACGACCACTGCCAACGCTGCAAAAACAAAGAACAGTAGCCACGCGCCAATGGTGTGCCATGTTTCCGGCACTGGGTCTATGTCGGTGGGGACTGCCGGATAAGGCTTGACCTTGCGGGTTTCCTCGTTCATGCTTTCCTCGCTTCCAGCATTGCGTCTGCCATTCTGTATGCGGCTTCCGCAACAACATCAAAAATAACCGCGTCTTCGTGATCATGTTCGGTGTTGGATGCAAATATCCCCTCCATCGCCTTGGATGCAAAGTAGTCGCGCAGGGTCATGCCGTCATAGATTGAGTTTTCAACGCCGGGATGGCATGGAAATGCTGGCCCACTTGTATCTGTAGTCATG